CTTAAAAATTTCTCCGGGGGATATTTTTAGGGTGCCCTTTAGGGTGCTTATTGTTGTTTTCTTGGTCTTCTTCCAAAACGGTGTTGGTGATCACTGTTCTTCTCCTTTTCAGACAATAAGCATCCTAAAGGGTACCACTAAAAGGTAGTCAAAACATTACATAATCTAATAGAAAGGAGGTACATTCAATGACCACCGATAATAAAACTATAACACAACCTAAAAAGAAGTTACCTCCTGCACGAACACCAGAGGCACAAGAGAACAGAATGATTTCACTTTCCATGGATCTAGCAGAACAACAGCTTCGAGATGGTAGTGCGAGTTCACAAATAATTACACATTTTTTAAAACTGGCCTCGACAAAAGAACAAATTGAAAAAGAAATTCTGGAACAACAGAAAGAATTAATTTCTGCAAAAACAGAAGCAATTAAAGCCCATGGTAGAGTTGAAGAACTTTATGCAAAAGCTCTTACAGCAATGCGAAGATATTCTGGTCAGACTAATCCAAGTGATGATAATTGGGATGATGATGAAAATTAGAACCTACACAGAACTTATAAAATTAAAAACTTTTGAAGAACGATTTGAATATTTGAAATTAAGTGGAAGTGTAGGAATTGGAACTTTTGGATTTGATAGATATATTAATCAAGATTTTTATCGATCTGTTGAATGGCGCCATGTTCGTCAAGATGTTATCGCTCGCGACGAAGCTTGTGATCTTGCTATTCTAGATCGACCAATATTTTCAAAAATTTTGATTCATCATATGAATCCAATAACAATTGAAGATCTTGAAAACAGTAATGATATTGCAATTGATCCAGAATTTTTGATTGTTGTTTCGCATCGAACACACAACGCAATTCACTTTGGAAACAAAACTAATTTATTAACCATCTCGCCAGAACGAAGAGAAGGAGATACAGATTTATGGGAACGAAGATATTAGATTCAATTAAAAAGTTACTTGGTATTGAAGCTGTTGATACAGCTTTTGATGAAGAATTGATTATGCATATTAATTCAGTTTTTCTAACACTTAATCAATTGGGTGTTGGACCAAGTGAAACATTTTCGATGACAGATTCGGATACCGAGTGGAGTGAGTTTCTTGATTTAGCAACAGATCTTGAAGCGGTTAAACCCTATGTCTATATTCGTACTAGACTATTGTTTGATCCTCCACAAAATTCTTTCTTGATTGGTGCTTTTGAAAAGCAGATTCAAGAATTAGAATGGCGACTACAACTTCAAAAAGAACCATATACATTAACGGCTGAAGCCGCGGCAGAAGCTGCTGAAGATGAGGAGATTATTTAATGGATAGTACTATCAAATCAATACTTGATATTATTGTTGGCTCTGGTCTTGCAACCGGGATTGATGTTTCGCGCTATAATGGTGCAGCTGATTTTGATCAAGCAGAATTTACAAAAACACTTGAGATAATCGATTATTGTATGGTTCGTGCATCATCGGGAGTTTCAGATGGAACAATTTATATTGATCCAGCTTTAGATACCTTTTATGCTGAGCTTGAAGAGCATCCACATATTGTTCGAGATTTTTATCATTATCTTTCTAGTCATTCAAGTTGGACGGCTCAGTATGATAAATTTATGAAAGCTATCGATGGACTTGCTTTTGAATGGTTAACACTTGATGGAGAAAAAATATTTAATGAAAAGTCAAGTGCCTTTGCATTATCTGCATATCGCTTTATGCAACAACTCCAAAAAGATTTCCCAGATAAAAGAATTAAATTTTATTCAAATCGATATGATTATTCCGATTGGTTTGATTATTATTACGACTTTGATCAATTTATGTACCATCATGCCCAATATCCTTGGTCGAAATGGGAAGTATCAAGTTATTATGTCCCGCAACTCCTCCAACACCTAAAAGATATTTTTGGAGGAGTACGCACTCCAAGTCTTCCACCATCAAGAAAAGATTATGAAATGTGGCAGATAGGGGCAAACACCGGAATCGGAAAAGAGTTGGGATTTGCAGCGGATTATTTGGATGTTAATGTTTCAAGACGACCATTAGATGAATTTAGAACTTTTTCTCATTTAGAGAGTCGTTGGGTTTCTGATGGAAGTGTCATTTCAATACCATCAGTCCCAATGACAAACGAAGAATTAACAGAAAAAGTCATCGCTCTTTGGAATAAAGTTTTTCCAAATGTTTAAACATAAATTATTTTAAAGGAGTTCAATAATGACAACTGCGGTTATGTCAGATTATTTAGAGGGAAAATTTATTGATTACATTTTACGTCAAGGATCTTTTCCTGCCCCAGCAAGTGTTTATCTTGCTTTATTTACAACCTCGCCAGCAGACGCTGGTGGTGGTGTCGAGGTCTCCGGTGGATCCTATGTTCGCAAACAATTAACGGGTGCCTTTGGAACCCCAGCAAATGGATCGGTAGCAAATTCGGCTATAATTTCGTTTATTACTGCAACTGCCAATTGGGGTGATGTTGCGGCTGTTGGAATTTTTGATGCTGTGAGTGGTGGAAATTTACTATTCTATGGGTCGTTTGGTGCACCCCTTACAGTTAATACTCTTGATACCCTTTCAATTGGTGCTGGAAATCTTGTGATAACATTAGGAACAAACGTTTCATATTTCCTGGCTAATGAAATGCTGGACCACATTCTTAATGGCGCATCATTTACTCAACCAACCAATGCATATTTAGCCTTATATACAACAATGCCCGATGCGGGAGATTCTGGTGGTGTTGAGGTTTCTGGTGGATCATACGCTAGACAACAATGTTTTGGTTCAGCAGAGTGGGCTGCGCCGGGTGCTACTGATGGACATACACAAAATGTAAATACGGAAACATATCCAACAGCAACAGCAGATTGGGGAACAGTTGTTGGTATGGCTATTCGTAGTGCAGTAACTGCCGGATCTTTATACTTCTTTAAAACTCTCACGATTAATCGGACGGTTTATACAAACGATATTTTCCGATTTAGTGCTGGTGAAGTAGATCTAACTCTAAGTTAAGGACGGGAGCTTCGGCTCCCTATATTTTCTTTTATAGGAGTTGGATATGGATAAGAAATTTCCAAGATTTTATTATGCTGATGGATCTCATAGTGACGCACAACCAAAAGAAACAATCGGAATTCAAGCCATAGTTCAACACACTCCATTTGGTGGGACGTTTTTAGCTTCTGGCGATGATTATTATATTTTTGATAATGGGCAATGGATTGGTGTTGATCTTTATGGAGCATTAGATTGGATGATGCATAAAGGATATTTGCTTTCTGGAAGAACCATTAATGATGAATCATATAGCAAGATTATAAATGATGCTCTTGACTATAGAGATTTAATGAGTTAAGGAGGTAATTCATGGCAACCGCATCAGTTGTTCAAAAAGCATATAGATTTAGAAATGATAATGGTAATGAGACTGGAGCAACTTGGATTGCGGCTGCTAATACGCCAATTTCGAAGAATGTTGATGAAACATTTCGTTTAAGATTTGTGGTTGGAGAAGTTAATAACAAGAATGATTCGAACGAGAGGGTTTTATATGCCTCCTATAGTGGTGGAAGTTATTTTCCAGTTACTACATCTTCAAATTATGTAAAACTTGTAAACTCGTCATTTGTCGCTGATGGTGCCGCTACAACACAACAACTTGGAACATTGACATTTGTTACGGGTCAGTTTGATTCTAATGGATCTGTTGGACTTATTGGACTTTGGAATACTGAGACTGAGTATGAATATTGTCTTCAAATAGATAGTAATACCGTGTTTAATGGAAATACAATTTCATTTAGGGTATATACTTCTGGCGGGGCACCTTTAAATGTTTATACTGTAACTCCCTCATTAACAGTTATTAAAACAACAACCATAACACATGAAGGTGCCGCTGCTATCGCCGCTTCATCAGAATTAACAGTTAGTGGATCAGTTGCTCATCCAACACATGAAGGTGCAAGTGATATTTCGGTTTCCTCTGAGTTAACAGTTAGCGGATCGGTTGGTAGTACAACCACACATGAGGGTGCAAGTAATATTTCAGTTTCCTCTGAGTTAACAGTTAGTGGATCAGTTGCTCATCCAACACATGAAGGTGTCGGCGATATTTCGGTTTCCTCTGAGTTAACAGTTAGCGGATCGGTCACTCATCCAACACATGAAGGTGTGAGTGATATTTCGGTCACATCTGAATTAACAGTTAGCGGATCGGTCGCTCATCCAACACATGAAGGTGTAAGTGATATTTCAGTTTCATCAGAGTTAACGGTTAGCGGATCAGTTGAATCATTGAGTTTCAAAGATGGTTCCACAGATATTCTAGTCTCATCCGAATTAACCATTAGCGGATCAGTCGCTCATCCAACTCATGAAGGTTCAAGTAATATTTTAGTGTCTTCTGAGTTAAGCCTTAGCGGATCAGTCGCTCATCCAACACATGAAGGTGCCGCTGCTATAACTGCTTTATCCGACTTAACAGTTAATGGATCAGTCGCTCATCCAACACATGAAGGTGCCGCTGCTATCGCCGCTTCATCAGAATTAACAGTTAGTGGATCAGTCGCTCATCCAATACATGAAGGTGCCAGCGATATTTCAGTTTCATCAGACTTAACAGTTAGTGGTTATGTTGAAGCTCCTGGGTATAAGGATGCTTCCACTGATATTTCAGTTTCCTCTGAGTTAACGGTTATTGGCTTAGTAACGCATCCAACTCATGAAGGTGCCAGCGATATTTCAGTTTCCTCTGAGTTAACGGTTATTGGCTTAGTAACGCATCCAACGCATGAGGGTACAGCAGCCGTTACAATCTCCTCTGAATTAACAGTTAGCGGATCAGTTGAATCATTGAGTTTCAAAGATGGTGCTTCTGATATTCTGATTTTATCCGAATTAACAGTTAATGGATCAGTCACTCATCCAACATATGAGGGATCTAGTATAATATTTGTAACTTCAGAAGTTCTTGTTAATGGTTATGTGATACATCCAACACATTATGGATCGGCTAATATTAGTATAGATTCAAACTTGTTTGTAAATGGATTTATAACTACGCAAGGAATTTATGAAGGTTATGCGGATATTTTAATCGATTCTACTTTTGATATTGCTGGATTTATAACGCCTTTTGACATTGCTCCAGTTGTTAGAACCATTAAGATTATGGCGGAAGATAGATTAATACCAATTATATTTGAAGATAGATCAACAAAAATTATGTTTGAAGATCGAACTCTTCGAATAATTAATGAATAAGAGGTGTAAATGGATATACCAATTTTTACAAAACTTCCTGGTAGTACCCAACTTGATTTTACATTTGATTGGAACTATACAGATGATCTGGATGAAGATCCCTGGCTAGAAGAGAATGAAACGATTGTTAATTATGATGTGGTTTCATCAAATCCAGCCGAATTAAGTGTAATTTTAGTTATGCAAAGTCTAGGTCAGGTTACTGCCTGGGTTACTGGTGGTATTCTAGGAAATTCTTATATATTGACATGCCAGGTAGAAACATCGAATGATCCTCCTCGCATTGAGAAAAGAATGATGACAATTAAAATCGTTGATAAAAAGTAATAGTATTAAAGGAGAGTTATATGTTTAGTGAGGCTTTAGGTATTTTAGCAGGACTTGGCAGTCTTGGTGGGTTAATTTCCGTGATTGTCAATCTTCTTAAACGCTTTAATGTTGTTAAAGATGGAACAAGCGATAAATGGGTTAAGGGTTTAAATCTTCTTGCCTTTATTGGAGTTTCAGCAACGTTGTTATTTAATGTTCATGTTGATTGGAATGCTGTAAATTTACTTCTTGGTTTTATTGTAACAGCTTTAGGTTATCTACTACAACTGCTTAGCAGTAAATTGGCCTATAAACTTACCAAGGGAATTCCGGTTATTGGATATTCATTTAGTGATCAAAAATCTGAATAGTCTCTTTGATAAGGAGATTCTTCTTAATGGATAGGTTAATTTTAAAGGAGAATAGAAAAGATATTCGGATTAGAATCTGGACCCCAAGCGATCAAATAGTATGCCTTTTGGCTTATGATAAGAAGATGATTTCAAATTTCTCTATTCTATCATGGGGTCCAGTTATTAATAGGAATCTCGAATATATTTCACAACATCATAAACCAACTACATAAAAGGAGATTTCTTTGGTGAATTCAATCATTAACGATATTTTAAATGGACCCGGAAACGCTCAACATAAATTAGAAAGAATTTATGGAAAGCATCTTTCTTATCATAATGCCGCTCTATATTTAGCTGGTATAAAATTACACATTAATAAATTTAATAAAATTGTACAACTAGAACCAGAGATACAACATGATATTGAGGAACATAAAGAAAAAACAACTGAAGGGGTTACATTTAAAGTAAACAAAGATAAAAGTACGACGATTCAACAGGATATTTATTTAACCGATGAAGAAGCATCTAGCCCACATGCTGTTATGGCAAAGATGGGATTAGATCCAATGCTATGGGAAGTTTTAAGTTATACAGTTGAAAAGGGTTCATGGGATACAACGATGAAACTTGACAATTCAGAAATAATTGATGGTATAGTTGTCAAATCATCGCAACCACACACTGTCCAGAATAGGAAATGTTCAGTTTCTTTACGAGTTAAACCAACTGGCGGAAATCTTACATTTCCTCAGGTCCTTGAAGCTTTTAAAGAGCTTGAACCAGCTAGTCTTGATACAATCAAATACAAAGCCCCAACATCAGATAGTTTATTATTTGAATTACCAATGATGGATGCCCACTTTGGTAAATTAGCATGGTGGGAAGAAAGCGGGGCCGATTATGATCTTAAAGTTGCGGAATACTTATGGGTTAGTACAATAGAAGATCTAATTGAAAAAGCTTTAAAATTTGGTAAGTTTGAACAAATCATATTTCCGATCGGACAAGATTTGTTCCACTATGATACACCAAAGGCAACAACAACAAATGGAACACAATTAACAACTGACACCCGTTGGCAGAAAATGTTTCGAAAAGGTGTTGATATGTTGGTTTGGAGTATTGAAAAACTACGTAAAATTGCACCGGTTGAGATATTATGGACTCCTGGAAATCATGATCGTATGTTAAGTTATGCGGCTGTTGTTGGACTTGCTCAACGTTATTCGAAAACAGATAGCGTTACAGTTGATTTAACGGCAACTTCACGAAAATATAGATTGTTTGGTAAAAATCTTATTGGCTATTCTCACGGAGAACAAGAGGGAAAACGTTTGCAAGGATTAATGCAAATTGAAGCTCCCGAGTTATGGGGCAAATCTATATTTCGCGAATTTCATTTGGGACATTTACATACAGAAATGTTAACAACAGTGAATGGTATTGGTTTTCGACGAATTGGTGCTATAACTGCAAATGATGCCTGGCATACGGACAACGGATTTGTTGGAAGCACGAGATTAGCCCAAGCTTTTATTTGGCATAAAGATTTTGGTCTTCAAGCAGTTTTAAATAGTAATGTAATTAAACGAATTAATGATATTTAAAGAAAGGAGGCGGCATGATAGTTAAAGATGATCAACGGGTAATTACTCATTATGGTATTCGAGGTATGAAATGGGGTATTCGTAATGATGGTTCTGCGGATGCTAGACGTGCAAAGGCCAAAAAAATTACAAAGAATATAAGTACTCAAGATAGTATGGGAGCAGCTTCTGATTTTGCAAATGCAAATTGGGCTTCTAAAACCGTTCCAGAAAAGATGTTTGGGGCTATGGCAAATACTATTGCACTTGATATGCTTGGCTCGATGGCTACTCAGGGAAAACCTCCAGATTTTAAAGATCCTAAATGGGCAGTAAATCTTGTGGTTAAGGCAGCAACAACCTATGGGATTAAAGAAATAAATTCAAACAATGCTTTAAAACGTTATACAGATGAAGGTAAACGCGATCCAACAAAAAAGCAATATGATGGATTTACTCCAGAACATGCAATTTCTTTAGGTATTCGAGGCGGATTGCTTGCCGGACGAGTAGCTGTTGGAATAGGTACAAAAAAATTAGTTGACGTTGTTAAAACAAGACGAGAAACTGAAGCGCGTATGGATAGTTGGGGATCCAGGTTATTTGATACCAAAACTTCGGATATGCATACAATCTATGATGATGGTTATATGTCTATCCTCGAAAAGATTAAGCCGTAAATATTATGACACTATCAAACACGGCAACTCCAATTTATTATAAAGCGTTTCGAGAATCCGTGTTGCGAGGTCAGATACCAGTTTGTAAAGAAATCGCATTGGAAATGAATCGCATTGATGAGTTAGTGAGAAATCCATCAATTTACTATGATTCAGATGCTGTTGAAGGTTTTGTTGCTTTCTGTGAAGAGGAATTAACTTTAACAGATGGTGCGGACCTTCATTTGTTAGATACTTTTAAGCTATGGGCTGAACAAATATTTGGATGGTATTACTTTATTGAAAGAAGTGTATACGAACCAAATGCTGATGGTAGTGGCGGACGTTATGTAACACGAATGATTAAAAAGAGACTTATAAATAAGCAATATTTAATCATTGCCCGTGGTGCCGCGAAATCGATGTATGCAAGCGCTATTCAAAACTTCTTTTTGAGTGTTGATACTTCAACAACCCATCAGATTACAACCGCCCCAACCATGAAGCAAAGCGAAGAAGTATTGTCACCAATTCGAACTGCTATTACTCGAGCTCGCGGTCCACTGTTTAAGTTTTTGACCGAAGGTTCAATACATAATACTACTGGTAATAAAGCCAATAGAGTAAAATTATCATCTACAAAACGTGGTATTGAAAACTTTCTAACTGGTTCTTTATTAGAAATTCGCCCAATGTCTATAGATAAGTTGCAGGGTCTTCGCCCAAAGATAACAACGATAGATGAATGGTTATCGGGAGACATTAGAGAAGACGTTGTTGGGGCCATTGAACAAGGCGCAAGCAAATTAGATGATTATTTAATTGTTGCTGTGAGTTCCGAAGGGACTGTTAGAAATAGCAGTGGTGATACAATCAAAATGGAACTTTTGGACATTTTAAAAGGCGAGTACATTAATCCACATGTCTCGATTTGGTATTACAGACTTGATGATATCAAAGAAGTTGAAGATCCACGGATGTGGTTAAAAGCCAATCCAAATCTTGGAAGAACTGTAACATATGAGGCATATCAACTAGATGTTGAAAGAGCTGAAAAAGCTCCTGCAACACGGAATGATATTCTCGCAAAGCGCTTTGGTATACCAATGGAAGGTTATACATACTTCTTTACTTATGAAGAAACCTTACCACATCGTCGTCGAAATTTTTGGCAACTTCCCTGTGCCCTTGGCGGAGATCTTTCACAAGGTGATGATTTCTGTGCTTTTACATTTTTGTTTCCTCTTTCTCGAGGAGAATATGGTATAAAAACCAGATGTTATATTTCAAGTTTAACCTTAATGAAGTTACCAGGGGCGATGAGAGCCAAGTATGATGAATTTATTGAAGAGGCATCACTAATGGTTTTAGACGGAGCTGTTTTGGATATGATGGATGTTTATGAAGATCTTGATAAGTTTATTATCGATCAACAGTATGATATAAGAGCATTTGGGTTTGATCCATATAATGCTCGAGAATTTGTTGAACGATGGGAACGAGAAAATGGACCTTTCGGTATTGAAAAGGTAATTCAAGGTGCAAAGACAGAATCAGTTCCTCTTGGTGAACTTAAAAAGCTTAGTGAAGAAAGGATGTTAATATTCGATCAAGAACTATTTTCATTTACTATGGGCAATTGTGTTACAATGGAAGATACTAATGGCAATAGAAAGCTATTAAAGAAAAGGCATGCGGAAAAGATTGATTCTGTTGCCGCCCTTCTAGATGCTTATGTTGCATATAAATTAAACAAAGAAGCATTTGAATAGGAGGTATAATGGACAATACATCCAATCGTATTTTTAAATTACAGAATAGTGTAGTATATTTAAAGAAAGGAGGTAAACATGAGTAATAGTATGAAAGGTAGTACAGATCTTCGTCGAGTTAATTCACTTATTCATTCTGATGATGAGGAATCAGTGTTAGCCCATTTTGGTGTACTTGGTATGAAATGGGGCGTTCGTAAGGCTAGTGATTCTGAAGGCGGTAATTCTAGTGGATCAAAAGGGGCTTCTGGTAAAAAGAGTGTCGAAGAAGATTGGCACGAGGCAACTAAAGGTATGCCCACCGGTAAAAAGTTTGCCATTGGGATGGCACTTGGACCATATTGGGGTGCGAAATTTGTTAATAAACAAAAACAAGATGCTGCAGATCCAGTAAAGGTTATGAAGAAGGAAAAGAAAGCTTTAAGTAATAAAATTGTCAAAGACTTTGATAAAGAAATGGAAGCACAAAAACCCTGGGATAGTATTAATAAGGAATATAAGGCTAAATATGGTAGTAAATTAAAGTGGAATGATGACCAAGCCGAAGAATATTCTAAAGCAATGACAAAAAAGACGGAGGATATTTTAAATAGTGTTGCCACCAAGCATCTTGCGGGAACAAATTATAAAATAACCCAGATTGAAGGCTTTAATGATTTTTTACCAGACTTTCAATTAACGCAGGTAACTGATTTAGAACATTCAGCGCTGCAACATGCAAAAGCAAATGAACGAAGTTGGGTACTTGAAACAGAATTTGATAGTGATAATTTTGTAACCGGATTTAAATTTCCAGCCGAATTCTTTGAAGTCAATGAGGAAGATCTTGCCGCATTAGCTGAGGAAGATGAGGGCGACGACGATGAAGCAGAATAAACAGAGTGATGATCTAAAACATTATGGCGTTAGCGGTATGAAATGGGGTATTCGTAAAGGTGAATCGAGTGGTTCTAATATTAAAAAAGATCGGAAATCTGCATTGAAAAATCGTCGAAGTCTTTCCGATGAGGATCTTGATAAACGAATTAATCGTCTACAGAAAGAAAAGCGATTTAAAGATCTTCAAGAAGACGATATTACTCCAGGTATAAAAGCAACTAAAAATTTTATGAGTAAATATGGCGGAATTGCTCTCGGTTCAATGGCTGGTATAATTGGGGCCAAGTTAGCTAAAGCGGCAATGAAGACGAATCCTGGTGATATTCTTGATGCCATTGCTACAACACTTGTTAAAGTTCCGAAGACAATTATTGGGTGATATGATGATTCTAATATTTGCAATACGAATTAACAAGAAAGTAGGATACATATATGAAAAAGTAATCAGAAAAGGAGGCTAATCTATGGCCCAACCAATTAGTTATAGAATGCGGAAGGCATGGAATGCATTTCGCGGGGTCTCTGATGAAGAGTATACATATCGGGATCTTGGATATTATTCATCTGTTGGTCCATCAACTCCTCGCTTTTCTGGAGGCAACGAAAAGACCATATTAACGGCCATTTATAATCGTATCGCGTTAGATGTTGCTTCGTATGATTTGGCTCATGTTCGAGTTGACGATCAGAATCGTTATTTAGAAACTTTGAATACCGGCTTAAACAATTGTTTAACAATTGAAGCAAATAAAGACCAGACCCATCGATCATTTTTACAAGATGTTATTTTGAGTATGTTTGACGAAGGTTCAGTTGCGATTATTCCAACGGATACAACAATATCTCCAATCTCGACCGGTGGCTTTGATATTTTATCTTTACGAACTGGAAAGGTCATGGCTTGGTATCCAAACCACGTTCGGATTGAAGCATACAATGATAATAAAGGAATCAGGGAAGAAATAACATTACCTAAAGCTATTGTTGGTATTATTGAAAATCCACATTATGCAGTTATGAATGAACCAAATGGTACTCTTCGTCGATTAATTCGTAAATTAATTTTACTAGATGCTGTTGATGAGCAGAGTGGGAGTGGAAAACTTGATTTAATTATTCAATTACCATATGTTATTAAAACCGAAGCAAGGCAAAAGCAAGCCGAAGAACGTCGGTTAGCTATTGAGCGTCAGTTAAGTGGAAGTAAGTACGGAATTGCTTATACTGATGGCACAGAACGAATTACACAATTAAACAGACCTTCCGAAAACAATTTGCTTGAGCAGATAACTTATTTAACTAATCTGCTGTATAGTCAACTTGGGATTTCGGCAGATGTGTTTGATGGAACAGCAAGCGAATCTAAGATGATGAATTATTATAATCGAACTATTGAACCCCTGGTAACAAGTGTTACCGATGAAATGCGTAGAAAGTTCCTGACAAAAACAGCACGAACTCAAGGGCAAAGAATAATGGGATTCAAAGATGTTCTGCGTTTGATTCCAGCAAATGAATTAGCTGATATGGCTGATGGATTTACACGTAATGAAATATTAACATCTAATGAAGTTCGATCTGTTCTTGGACTAAAACCATCCACTGCTCCTCAAGCGGATGAGCTGCGTAACAAGAACATGCCGCAGCAAGATCAACCAAATTATCAGGCAAATCCTCAATTGGAAGCGCCGACAGAAGACATTGCCGAGGAAGATGGTGAAGACCTAGATGAAAATTCAAAATAGAAGGAGTTATAAAAATTATGGCTAAAAAAGGTTCATATGACTTTAGTGGTTACGCAACTAGAGTCGGCTTGAAATGCACCGATGGACGGACTATTCTTCCAGATGCTTTTCAAGATAACGATGGCCAGACCGTTCCATTAGTTTGGCAACATTTGCACAATGAGCCAAGTAATATTCTTGGACATGCAGTGCTTGAAAATCGTAAAGATGGCGTATATGCATATTGTTCATTTAATGAGTCTCCTGCAGCACAAGATGCTAAAGAAGCCATTAAACATGGAGACATCAAAGCGCTATCAATCTATGCCAATTCACTTGTTGAAAAGGCAAAGAATGTCGTGCACGGTGTCATTAGAGAAGTGAGTCTTGTCATTGCTGGCGCAAATGCTGGAGCATATATTGATAATATCGCATTTCAACATGGTGATGGATCAATTGTTGAAGATGAAACAGAAGCAATTATTTCATCTCAAGATGAGTTGGAGATTTATCATGCTGAGAATAAAACCGATTCTGAGGAAAAGGATGCGGCCGATGATCCAACCGTTGCAGAAATTTTTGACACATTTAATGACCAGCAAAAAATAGTTGTTTATGCTATGATTGCTGAAGCGATGAAACAAGCTTCCGAACTTCAAAACGAAGACGAAGAAGAGGAAACAACCGAAGTTAAACAAACATCTATTGAAGGAGATTCTGATATGAAAAAAAACGTTTTTGACAAATCTGTTACTGAAGGAGAAAATCTTATGCACAAATTAACACGTGACGAACTGCGCGAGATCCTGGCCGATGCTCAGCGCTCACAGGCTAGCCTGAAAAATGCGTTCCTGGCCCATGGCTTTGATTCAATTCAGGATGCCTATATGGCTTATGAGGGCAATGAGGAAGACAAAGCTTTACAACATTCAATTACTGATATTGGATATTTGTTCCCCGATGGTTATCGGGGAACTTCTCCAACCCCACAATTCCTTTCACGACGAATGGAGTGGGTAGGCAAGGTCTTTGGGGCTGCCAAACACGTTCCCTTTTCCAAAATTAAGACTCTTGTTGCAGATTTGACACCGGAAACCGCTCGGGCAATGGGTTATGTTAAAGGAAATGAGAAAGCTGAAGAAGTTATCGCTATTCTCAAACGCACAACCGATCCGCAAACCGTCTACAAGAAACAGAAAATTGATCGCGATGACTTGATCGATATTACCGATTTTGATGTAATTGTTTGGTTACGCAATGAAATGCGTGTTATGTTGGAAGAGGAAATTGCTCGTGCAATGTTACATTCCGATGGCCGCTCTGTTGCAAGCGATGATAAAATTATCGAAACCAAAATTCGCCCAATTGCTCTGGACGCTGCCTTATATGCAGTTCCTGTAAATGTTGAAGCAACTGGTGCTAATACAGCACCAACAACCGCCGAATTGATTGATGCAATCGTTATGGGTCGTAAAGATTACCAGGGTAGTGGTACCCCCACATTCTTCACAACTCCTGATATTCTGAGCAACATGTTGTTACTCAAGGATACAACCGGTCGTCGCTTATACCAGAACGAAAGCGATTTAGCAGCTGCTTTGCGTGTAAAAGAAGTTGTTGAAGTTCCAACCATGGATGCTTTTCCGAACCCAAGTACTGCTGTCTTTGCTAAAAGTTGGTTAGCTGGTGTGGTTGTTAACATGGCTGATTATTCCCTGGGTGCCGATAAAGGTGGTGCATTAACAATGATGGATGATTTCGATATCGATTACAATCAATATAAATACTTAATCGAAACTCGTATCTCTGGTGCATTAACTGTTCCACATTCAGCTTTGGTTATTTGGACTGAAGATACATCCGTTTAATCTGGCTAATTGATATTTTGAGGGGTTAGGAAACTGACCCCTCTTTTATGACTGGAGATATTATGGCAAAATTTTATGGTAAAGTTGGTTATGTTACTTCAAAACAGGTATCTCCGGGAG